TATTGGACATGGTTTTATCGTCGATTACCAAAGCGGTCACGTCCGTGCCGGCATTAACCGTGTCGTATAATTTGTAATCAGTCGCCGTTGCAACAAGAGCCGGTACGCCGCGCATGACCACGGGCAGCCACAATGACACATAGGCCACAGTTGTGGAGGCTGCTAAACCGAATGCTATGTTCTCAGCCAGGGCAACGGTTGTAAGCCCGAAACAATATCTTTGACAGAGGGCCAGTTCTTGTTTAAAGGGCCGGTATTCAAAGGCCGTTGCTTTAGGGCCGATTTCAAGCTGCACCTCGGCAATATGCAGGAAATCACCCACATCTATAGTTACATCATCAGTCCATATAAAGACTGCCACATTAGTCGCCGAGGCCGTATCTATAGCTATGCCCTCTATTTTGAATGTTTGCCATGCTTCCGTCAGGGCAGACAGCGCCGCCGGCACGTTTTCATAAGTCCAATTAGCCACCAGCGTCGGGTTAGTTCCGGCGGCATCCCATACATTCACCACGTCAGAGGTCACCGCATCAGCTGTTGAGTTCCAGGATAAAACAGCAGCTCGGATCGCATTAACAGTCAGGGCCGCTCCAACCTTTGTTCCTTTGGCCTTAAAAGATAGTGAGACTGTCTGATTTATTAATCGCCGTGAGTCTTTGTTTTCCAGTATGGTGATAATACCGAATTTCTTATTGGCGGTTTCAATGTCCAGTTTAATATTAAAAAGAGGGTTCGTTATCGTAGCCGAGGTTTCCTGGGATACGTCCACAATGTCGTTGCCGTCCGATAACAATGTCCACCGATCCAGTAAATATGTATCATCATTATTCACGGGCGTTGTAGCCGAGGTAAACGGGCCAGCTCCCTTCTGCGCTATGTAAAAGCTGCCATTGATAATTGCGTTCCTGTTGGGGATCCCAGATGTATTCACGAGGTTATTTGTGCCGGCTCCGTGAATACCGGTTTCTGCCCCTGCGTGATTGGTGAGTGCCGTGGTCTGGGCAGCCAAGGCGTCAAACAATACATTTGAGCTTGGCGCTTTCGCCGTTTCCCCATCCGTGCCTCCAGCTGTCTCATCCAGCAGTATCGCTGCGCCGTAGTAATCTAAATCATCCCATTCCGTAACACCGTCACCCACCTTGAGCCTATACATATCAGTTTCAAACCCGACCTCACCGGCTGCCAATATAGGGTTCGCCGCTGTCCACTCAGCTGTTGTGCCCCTCCTAAATTGTATGTTTATTCCCATATTAAGGCTCCCTCATACTAAATATACTAAAATGAAATATGCCGTTCCCGTGGGTGAATTGACTTTCGTCCACGTCAAGGTGCAGCCGTCAGCATCATAAGATTTCACGACGACTGTCTGATAAGCTGCTGAGGCCGGGTATACAACTCCCAGGTAACCGCTCTGGCCAACCACGCTTCCAACGTATTGGTAGATACACTGACCTGACTTGGCAGAGTCAGAGAATCCAATACTCCATGCAATTCCTCCCGGAATTGCGGCCAATAAAAGAATCGCACTGGGTTGAAATCCTGCCCCTGTATAAGCAATGTCAGCCGTGACCGCCGTTAAATCCCTTGAATGAACCTTTACCTTGGAATTTAATCTAAATCCTAATGCCCCCACTCCATGAGCATTAAGAACAGTGGCAGCGTGATCATATAATACGTTAGACGTGGGAGCCTTCGTGGTAAGCCCGTCCGTACCGCCGGCCGTATTATCAAGGAAACTTGCTATACTTGACGGCTCCCCTCCACCATTTAGGTCTAACATGATTGCCGTGTTATTGAGGCCAGTCACCGAGCCGCCATCAATACTGTCAGCGTATTTTTTCGTAGCCGGTTGATAGTCACCCGTGGGTGTGAATATATCCTCATTATCAAGGGAAAGCGCTCTATCAGATGTAAGGATTTCAACATAGGTTGCCGCTATCAAAGTATGCACGGTCACCGTTACGCCATAGCCGGTGCCAACCGGATTTGTGCAGTATGCCCTTATTCTATAATCAGTATTTGGAATTAGTCCCGTCACATTAAGGCTGTATCCGCCCTCGGCGAATGAACCATGCTCATGAACCTCCAAATCAGTTTCAAGCAAGGGTTCGCCGGTAGAACCTTGTTTGTAGCAAAAACCCCTTATCGTTGGCGCGTTGCCGCCGTCATAGGTAATATCACCGTGCCCCATGACGCTTGACTTGCTCGGTGTCGGGGAATCTGTTTCGATCAAGGGCACCCCAACTGCTATTCCATAGGTTGCAGCATAGGGCTCATTGAGGGTGAGGTTGCGGATTGCCAGCCAATCTACTATAACCTGCCCGTACCCACCACTCCCGACAACCGTGTAGAAACAGAAAGGCGTGTCAACTAACATGATATTGGCCGCAGTGGTATCCGGTGAACCGCTGCGGGCAACGTCATTTTCTAAGAAATCCACTCTGACGGCGGTTTTATTCCATTTGAGTTCCTGTATCTGTGAGGCTGCCTTCGTCCAGTTTGTGTTTATCTGCTTGAGGGCTGAAGCCTTGGCAATCCACGTCATGTTATTAGCAAATCTATCCTCGTAGATAACGAAGCCATTAGTGGAGCCTGCGTTCGGTTGCTCAAATCCTACATGGGTAGGCTGTGCAAATCCGGAAGGTTGATAAATGACAGATTTCAGCCTTGCTGCGACAGGGCTGGCGAAATCAACCTTCGTATTTACTGTCCAGCCCTGCAATGTCATTTGACTTCCGGCGATAATGGCGCTGGCAACGCCGGTGCCTTCCCACTTGTCCGTACTCAAAGATGAACCGAGAAAATCATCAAAGAACCGAAACGTATTACTGCCGTTGCTCACGGCCTCATGCGTTCCGCTGTAATACATATATATTGACGTGTCCATTGGGTGCGCCGCAACGCTGGGCACCTCTACCCACACTGAGGCCAGTTGATTCGGGGTGGTTCCCGACAGGCTTTCAATCCAATAGTCACAGAGGGTAGTTCCGTCTGCCGTTGTAAACCTCAAATCGCTAAAATCCGAGGCTATTTCACCTTCACAGTCAACATACCCGTAATAAACGGTTATTCTAACGTAGTCCACATAAACGTCAGCGTCCTCACCGAGGGCACGGGCCACAAAATGCACCCCGAAGGTCGCAGCGTTGATTTGGGCCGGCGTCCAAGTATCACCCCATAAATCATTTGCTCCGCCATAAGTCACCACGGTTGCAGCGGTGCCCCAATTGGTAACCGTGTCACCCTTATTGTTCCCAACCCGTGCAGTGCCGTCCTTGGTCAACTGAACGCACTCATCAACCACATTGGCATTGGCCCTGTATTTTTCTATTTCAACCTTGATACCCTTTACGGTAGCAAGGATCGGTATTGCAAATCCAAACGTAGTAGCCTTCAACACCTCCGTATAATCATTCGTGTCGAAGGTTGCCGCCGTTACCGAAGCGTAGGCCGCATTATCACTATATATATTTGTCGGAGTTACCCACGCATCATCGTCATAAATTCCAGATGCAGCGCTTGCTCCAAGCCCTGCATATTTCAATGATGAAAAATTGGAACCGGCGCTTTCACCAATGTCCAGGCGCACTTGATAATTGGTCAAGGCTCCGTCATCGGAGTGCGCTATCACTATCTCTTTGCGCTTACTCCACAGCGCTAAAAACGACATTATGAGTCTTCCTTGCAGTAATACAACTTCTTACTGGTGGCGTGCCGGTAGATCCTACCTTCAGCCAAGGCCGGTTCCGCGGACAGTTCCTCCACGCAAAAGTTATTAGCTTCAAACAATCCAAAATCTACATCTGCCGCTGCGACGTTGTGGGTATTTAATGCATGGGCCGTAACCGGTGCAACAATAAACTCCAATTCGGTTGCTGTACCGTTGACTGCTACAACCTTGCCACCAGCTCCCGCATAAGTGGCCGGGGCGTCGTCTAAACCGATGAAGGCATTATTTATATCTACAAACTCGAGGCCGGTAGCATCAGCTTTAACCGCCACCTTCTTCCCACCCTGGCCGGAATAACTTGGAGGAACGTCATTCAAATTGGTAAATGAACCGCCACCTGCCCCGATGATGCACCACTTGCTTCCCGAATAGGCAAGTAGGGCATAACTGTCAGCGTCCACCAGGGATAAATCCATAAACATCGGACTCCATATATTGCCGGTGTTATGCTTCAAGACGATCGTGCGGGCACCGTTTGAGGGCCTGATCAGTAATATATCACCCTCGGCTCCGCCGTTTATAGTTGCCAGGTCGTCAGTTGCGGTATCGCTTTCGGTGTCTATAGTGTGGTGCGCCCGGGTTTTGGTTACCACGCCGGCAGCTATGGTTAGTTCGGCCGCCGCTTCAAGGGCGATATTTGTTTTTAGGTAATTAAGATTATCCCGTATCTGGGCGTCCAGGTTTGATTTGGTCAATACCTCGCCAGTTACCCATGTTCGCGGTTCTGTCCAGGCCATTATTAGCTCCTATCCAATAACATCGGTTTCATTATCAATGGTATCGACGTCAACATTGAACCAATCAAGCAAGTCCTGGGCACTTATTTCATGCGCACTCAGCGTCAGCCTGGGGATCCCATCAAGGTCAACGTCCAATACCGCCGAGTCAATCACTCCAATGGCGCTTAGTCCCAGCGGAGAATATTGGTAAGCCACCTGTCCGGCCGCCCGGGCGGTCAGGGCTGTGATAACATTGCCGACATTGCTGCCGATAACTTTCATTTCCACCCTGGGTATAGGTTCTTTATACTTTGCCACCTCTCCCTCGCAATATGCCTCGGCGAAAGTCTGCTCGATTACATGCTTGCTTTGAGTTTTGGTTCGCCGCCCGTATTTGTTTATTGAAGGCCCGTCCGTGGCCCTGGCTACAATATCCACAGGGTAACGGTGCCAACCATCTTTTAAAAGCTCAAGCGTGGTTTCATAACTCGGTAACATCACCCTGACATCGTTCCACACGTCGGCAATGTCCACCTCTGTTTTCAGATCGGTTAGTTCAGATCCGGTTAAAGTTATCATGCGTGCTCACTTGCTCTGGCCTGCACCAGCCCGATGTTTGCCGTAATGATCCCGAAGGTATCAATGGCCAGGTCAAGGGACTCCACAATAAAATAGACCGCATCCAGGCCGCAGGTCGGCTCGGTAACTTGAACCAGGTCGCTTATTTCCAGCCCTAATATCTTGATGGTGAGGGCATCGGTCTTTGAGACAACGGTTATCTGCACCAGGGCATAAGGCTCAATGTTTCGATCAAGGATTGCTGTCACCTGGCCCTTGGGCGTGGCATATAGCGCTGCGACGTTGGCCACGATCGGGTTGTCTATTCTGTAAGAGCGTCGGCCGTATTTAGCAATAGATACGGCGTCATATCCCCTAACCAGTACCTCGGCTTCCGGTTCTCCCACGATGCACAATACATCGTTCACCAGTTCGCCGTCATTTAATTCGTAAGTCAGGTCTACCAGTTCGGTATCAATAAACGTGACCGTCACTATGTTTTCCTGCGCTGGTAGCTTTCATATTGAAACACGCCTTCTTTATCCATGTAATACCTGCCGGCAGCCATGCGGCTGACATCATCCTCAGCCTTCTTGGCAGTAGCGTATTCCCTGCCAAAACCAAACATGCTGACCGGCCCGCCGAATGACAAGGTAGCCCCAAAATAGTTATTCGTATTCATCGGTATCAGAGTCCCATTGGGATTATGTACGTGCAGGCAGGCTCGATAATTGTAGGTTGTGTCCGGTAATAGGCCAGCTATGGTCATTTGGATTGGCATCATAAATCCACGAGTTCCCCAATCGTGGGCCGGTTGACCGAGCGTGTAAAGCCAACGAATAGTATTGCCAGTAAGTGTCCCTGATCCATATTCAAAGCCGAGGGCAACGTAGAATTTGCTGTTTCCTTTGTAGTGGAACAGGCCGTGCATGGTCGCTCCGGTAGCCCAAACCTCGGTCGCCGGCAGAGTGATAATTGCAGCCGTCCAGGTAGTGTCATCGTCTTTCTTCTTGGTCTTAAACCAAAACGTCTTTGGGCACACTGCAGGTTGCGTGAACCAATACCACGTATCCGCAGCCAACCCAGTCAGGATACCGTCCTCCGAAGCATTGCCATCCTCTCCCTCTTCACCCCATACCCACGGCATATCATCAATCGGGCTGTGCAATACAGCTCCACTGTCGGTGAGAGTGTCATCGTTGGTGACTCCTATCTCGTCACAATCAGTCCCGTCATAATCAAGATATTCGATCCAGGCAGTGCAACATAGCGTAGTGTAGTTGCTCGTCGAGGTTACTGCATTGGTTTCGCCCCACGGGTCTATTACTGGAGACACTGGAAGCCCTAATTCACCATTGCCAACCGAAGGCGTTGGGATATATACAGCACTCGGGTCGGACGGTGAACCAATATGGTAACTGTATTGCCCTCCTACGGTCGCCCACTCCTGCACTATATAACTCACGTCCTGGGCACCCGCTGGTATCTCAGGCCACTGGATATTGAATTTCACATCATAGTCAATCACCTCAGACGCGCCGTTGGTGCGTGAAGGGCGGCCGTTCCACAGGTGAGACAGGAGCGCCATTCTGCTCGAGTAAACCCGTCCGCATTGTACATCGCTGTAGGCACTCCAGGCTGACCAGGGAACAGCGGCTACATAGGCCAAATCGGCGTTGTAGGCCGCCATTACCCTCGGCCACCAACCGGCCGTCCCGGGTGGAGTTATGGGCGACCCGTCATTATTTTCAAATCCGCCCCAGCCAAGGATAGTAAACCGCCCTGCCTCCTTGGTGCTTTTAGATACTAATGCGGGTATCCTGCTGAAACGTATCACCTACGCTTCCCTGTGAAAGCGGCTTTCGTAGACCAAGCTACCGCTCTCATCAATATACAACCGGCCCTCTGCAGTATCAGCTATCCGCTTTAACAGTTCTTGAGCCGTTTGATAGTCATAACCATTGGTTAGTGCAACGCCGTTTTCATCATAGGTTTTGTGAAAAGCCGATGCTACTGTTACCCAGATATAAGCCATATTTCATCCTCAAGGTTTTGCAAATTCAAAGGTATCCGGGAAATACGCTATATCGCCGCCGTCCACATCAACGACCCGGCGCAGCACCCGGTGATAATAACCGGAACCGTCCGCGGGAAAACCTATCGAATCACCACCAATCGTTAAAGTTATATAAAACGTATTATCTGTGATGTATCTCACGTAATAGACCACAAGCGGGTCAATGGTGGTGGGTATTGATGCGCCGCTGAACATGACTCTGTCTCCCGTGACGAGCCCGTGCCCAACTTTTGTAACCGTTCCTCCGGCAGTCTGCATGGTGCAGGCAACAAGTGCCATTTTCCAGCCTGCTGCATTTAATACCTGGTGCGTGGCCTCCCCGTCATTCATTATGGTTTTGTGATCCATATCCTGCACCACTATTGTCTTGGTCAATAGGTCAATGCCGTCCGTGGCATAAAAGTAAATATCCTGTTTGGACTTTATGGGATAGGCTGTTATCCGGTTGATGTATCCATAATATAAAGGGTAGGTCGTGCCTCCATATACAGCAGTTACCTTCACAGGAAGCCATAGCCGAACCTTGCCGACGTAATCCCCTGTTGTAGCGGTGGGATAATATTTGCCCAAGGAGTTTTCCAGTACCATCTCCAGCGTGGCCGCCGGGTATGTATTGCTATCCTTGTCTTTGCCCCTCGAGATACGGAAATGCTTAACATCAGCAGTTATATCATCATATTCCGCGGTGAAGTCGTGAACTCCCGCAAAATCGGCACAATCCCAATCTACGTAGATATGATATGTGGGTATGTTCACAAATGACCTCCCACACTATAAAAATTAGTCTCGGTCGGTTTGTGAACGCTACGCCGGGTCTCTTCATTCATTATTCTTTGAAGGTCGCGTACCAGGGCGCGCTTAGAGAGGTCATCTCCAATGTAGTTGCCGACGTTGACATTGACTGTTGAGCCGGAGCTTCTTAGTCGGCCTAACTGGCTCAGTGGTATCACAGCCTCCGGGACATCGCCTATTATCCCCAGGGTAGGCCTGGTAAAGATCCCGCCAGAGGCGTATTTTTGTACGCCGGCATTGGCCGAAACCGTTATAGTGCCGCCTCCTCCACTGAATAGGTTGTCCCAGGCTGTCTTGATTTGATTGGCAACCCGCTGAATCTCGGCCCAGGCATCAACGAACGGCTGCGTTAGCCAGGTTACCATGTTAGCGAATGCCGCTTGAATAACCGTCGGTAGATTCTGAAACCAAACAATAACCTCGTTCCATTTGGTGATCACCCAGGTTTTAGCCTGGTCAAAGGCCATCCTTATATTGTTTACCGCGATATTTATCCAGCCGGTTATGATCGTGCAGATATTAGACCAAACCTCGTCCCATTTTGCGGTGGATAGAATTTCCCAGTTGGATACTATCGTCCATATGAAGAAACCCACTCCGATGAGAGCGGCAACAAAGGCGGCAATCAAGCCTAGGCCAAGTCCAGCAAAGAAAGTGACCAATCCTGCTGCCAAGGTCTGTAAGAATCCACCAATGAGGCCGAGGACTATTCCGATGGATCCACTCCAGCCGGCTGCCCAGGTTCCGGCGGTAGTAACAGCACCGCCGACTCCCATAATAAGCTGTAATCCAACCCAGCTCGCCTTGGCCAAATCACAGGCCAGTTTGATTTTTAAGATGGCGTCGGCCACAGCGGTAACAGTCCCAATTACAATGGCAATCTTGGCTATGGTTAAAGCTGAATCCACCCAGTTCTTTACCTCGTCCTTGTGCTCCTCCATCCACTTGGATAGTTTTTCCAGTTCTTTGGTCAAGGTGTCTATCCAGTTGGTTGCATCCCCACCGAAGGTAGCAGCCACAAAGGTACCTATCGTGTTTTGCCAGGCAATTCCCAGCTTGTCCATAGCATCCTTTGCCTTGGCCAGTTTCCGGACCGTCTCCTCGCTCATTATATTCATGCTGGCCAGAAACGCCTCGACATCACCGGATGCTGCTATGAGGGCTTTCTGCCCGCCCTTGCCCAATAAAGCCCCGACTATGCCCTGTTGTTCATTTGAATCCGATATACTGGACAAGGCGACAAATATCGCCCGCAGCCGGCCCTCGGTATCCAGCTTGCCAAAGTCATCGAGGTTTATATTTAACCTGGCGAAAGCCTGGGACGCTTTATCCCCGCTTATTTCCGAGCCCTCAAGCTCCTCGACCATATCGGATAGCTGTTCCGTGGTGGCCTTCCCGCTTGTAAGCGCCTTCTCGTATTTATCGCTTAGTTCGTCATATTTATCATTGGCCTTGCCCGTGGCCGAGGTTGCAGCATCATAGGCTGACGTCATTTTCTTGACCATGATGGCTATGTCATTGCCATCGCCGCCGGCAATTTTCATCATGTTTGACCAGCGCTGGGTTTCCTCTATAGTGAAACCTATCTTTAAGGACAGCTCCTCAATGTCGTCACCCCAGCTTGCCGCATCTTTGAAGGCCAAGGCCAGTGGTGCAACAATGGCCGCACCGATACCGAAGGAGATCTTGGAGATGTTTTGCAGCTCCTTGCTGATATTACCGAACGTCTTTTTAAAGTTACGCTCGACATCGCCAAGTTTTTTATTGAAGTCACTTATGTTTGCCCTTAGTACGAAAACTAATGCTTTTTCAGTTGCCATCAGGTGCTCCGTAAATCAGGTTTATTATCCCGAACATCTCCTCGGGGGATTGTGTCTTGCTCTCTTTGTGCCGGTTGCCAGGCATGAAATCCTGGGGTGTGAAAACCTTTGACCTCTTGGGATCACGGTTAATATTCGCGAGAACTGCACAGATCAACCCGGCGCGGTAGTCCTGGCTTTCAATGGTCAAGGCGTGCCGCTTTAGCAGTGCAGCGAACTCTTTGAAAGTGAGCGCCCAGAGCCCGTCCTCTGAGAGATTGAGGTCATACCTCCCGATAGCCCAGATTGTCAGCCAATCGAGAGGCTCTGCGGGTTTGGGTCCGGGTTTTCCTGACCTTTGGGCATGGCGGCGCTCATTATCCTGGGCAATAACTGAATGAACTCTGTCATTACCTCAATATCAACCAGGTATTTCAGATCGTCCAGTTTTAAAGCCCTGTCCTCCCAGAGTAAACATGCCCACAGGAAAGGCACTATTTCCTTTTGAGTGAACTTGCTCGGGTCGGCATCACCGGACAGGATGTCGATCCCCGTGACCTCCTGAAATTTCTCCATGCCGCCCATGGTCCATTTAAGATTCCTTTGCTTGTCTAACATTATCGGAATGGTTTCCATAAAGGCTCCTGTCTTATGACGCCGCTCTGAATAACTTTATGCGGTATGTTTTGGCTACTTTGCCGGTGTTCTTTTGAGTTATCACGATGTCCTTGATTGTGCCGGCTGCACCCAGGGCAATGGCGGTTGACGCCTCTCCGGTTGCTACTGCAGAGCCCTGCACCGTTAGAACGCCCGTGGTTGCTGTCGGAGTAACCGTTACTGATGAAATAGCCGTGAGTACAGTAGCGATATAGTCATACTTGGTAGCAGAGGGAGCCGGTGAAATAACGGCGCTCTCCGATATGGCAAAGAACGGCGTGGTCAAACCGTCTGAAGCGCTGACGGCCAGCGTCGACGCACCGGAGATTTTCAACGTGGCGTTGAACGGGACCTTATCGCCCACTGCAAAGCCACCGATGCCAAACTCTGTTACCAGTGCAGAGAAGGTCAAAGTCGCAGTGATGGCAGTAGGGAAGGTGAGTACATACGAGGAAACGGTACCTGCCTCGAAGTCGGCAAAGACCGCTTGTTGGCCGGCAACATCACCAGCCACGAAGTTTCCTTCTATTTGAAGTTCACCGGCATCCTTCCAGCCTGCAATGAATTCCCTGTAATTACCCACACTGGATAGCGTGGTAACATCGACAGTGTCCTGTTTGTTTGACTGCGGTGAGATCTTGGTGATCTCCGCAATCGCGACGCCTTCTCTTTCGAGAACCACGCCCTGGGCCATAATTGCTGATGTGGTCATGGTGCCCT